TAGAAGGTGTTACAACTAAAAATAAAAAGAAAAAACCTGATTTCTTTTTAAGTGAAAAAAAAGATGTAGCCTCCATACAACAAAATCCTACATTTAAATTCTATGAGTTCTTGTCAAGAACAATGCCTGAGACAAGTATGCAACAACTTTTTAAAAATGTAAAAATAGGAGACCCTGCTGATTTAGCTAACCCTGGTCAACGATTATTTAATTCTTTTAAAAAACTAGAAGATATACGAAAAGTAGTAAGTCCTAAAATAAAACCTTTATTGGAAAGAGTATACGGAATAAAAAACCCATCCGTCCAAATAGCTCATACTTTTAAATCATCAAAACTAACACCACCAAAAGGTATAAGTAAAAAAGAACCTTTTTTAATGGATATAGATCCAGAAGAGTTTATTGCACAAGGTGTTAACCCTGACTTTTTGTATTTGGATATTTCTCCGTATAATATAGGCATTCAAAACTTTTTAGAAAGTTCTGCAACAAAAGCTTTACGAGCTGGAGATGCTGCTGAATTTGATAAGATAGATCAACTAATGACAAATGTAGGTATAAAAGGAATCGTTGATAATGTTCCTGTAGGAAAACAAAAAAAGCTATCAACTAAGTTAAGAGCTATTATTGATGAATTAGAAAAAAGGGGTGATCCTATTCCTGAATATGATCAAATTATGGAAGCAATAAAAATACTAGAAACTTCTGGTCCAGAAGGATATGCTTATGGTGGTATGGTAGAAGACGATTTAGATATTTTTCAAGAAACAAGTAATGACCTTCCTGAAGGATCATATGAGGTTGCAAATCTTATGTTACCTCTCTTTAAAGCTTTTGGTAAAGCACCTGTTAATGAGGTTGCACCAATACCAACACCAAAAGAAAAATTATCAAATCCAACAAAGAAACAAAAAGAAAGTTTGGAGAGAGAAAAAGAAATAAGATCTGAAGAAGATATTTTTGATCCGACTCCTGATGAAAGAGTAGAGATCGGTACAGACAACCCTATTGAGGTTACACCATTAACAAACCAACCAATGACGTCCGTATTCTATTCAGACATAGAACGCGCGATGACAAACGCACCAGATCAGTTTGCAAATAAACAAGAGCTCCTTGATTTCTTAAACAAAAACAGAATTAAAAAATCCGAGGTCGACGATTATCGTATCAATGCTCTTTTACGATTATACGATGAGGGTATGCCAATACCTAAGGGTGATGTTCTTTCACAAGTTAGATCAGCGCCGATCAGCGGTATGCGAGTACACGCAACAGGTCAGGGGTCCGAGATGATCAATCCAAATGGCGCGAGTAGAACACGATATGAAGGATACGCTAAAGATGGTTTCATCGAAGGTAGTCAACGAGAAAGAATTTTATATTTAGATAGAAACAAATTACCTGGTGACTCAGGTGAATATCCAGACGCAATGTTTGGCGGTGAACAAATATTCCGTCATGAGTTTGGTATGCCTAATGAATCAGATACGTACGTGATCGGTTGGACGCGGCTCACGGACCGCTATGGTTTTGTGCCACCAAAGGTAGAAGGACCACAAACAAAAATAAATGTAAGTAAACTCACAAAAGAAAAAACAAAAAATGAACGAAGTTTGCAAGGTTTATATGCTGAAGCAAAAAGCAAGCTACAAAGATATGCGACTCAGAGAGGATTTAGTCAAGCAGAGATTAATGATATAATAATTGAGTTTGGGGGCGATACTCCTAAACTATCTATCATAGCAAGGTATGCTGATCAATTAGATGAGATAAGCCCAGGTTTAGTGAATCAAATGGATGAGCTCGTTGTTAAGAATAGAGAGCTACAAGAACAAATAACTAAAGGATCGGGCGTTGATCCGAGCGGCGTGGTTCGTGTGACGTTTGCCGATGAGATACAATCCGATTTATTACAAGCAGCAGCCATGCGTAAACAACAACTGACCGCGGCTCTTCGTAAGATACAAGAAGAAGGCAACTCAACAAATCTACAAGGGCTTAATAGATTAGCAGAAGCAACAATGGATTTTTATGAAAAGAATAAATCCGTGTTTAGACCACTAAAGAAAACGGATGCTGAGGTAAATGTATTGGCACAAAGAGTAGCAAAGATGGATGAAGAGGTAGATGAGATTGTTGGTAAGTATCTTGAAACAAGAGAAGTAACTGATGCGGATCTATCAAGACTATCAACTTTATTAAATGACAATCTAGATACAATGATGAAAGAACTTATTGATATAGATTCAAATGCCATAGACGGATTATTTCCTGATCTACCATTTAAGAATAGAGATGAGTGGGCAGATGCTTTAATTAAAAAGGACTTGTATGAACTAGCGTATAGAAAGTTTGTATTGAAAGATCCTGATGCTTCTTCGTATTATGCGGTGTCGCCATCTCAATACGTTATTGACAGATATAGTTTTCAAGGAAATGCTGCAACATCTGCAGCCGATAGAGCGGCTGATAAACAACGACGCTTTGATGTTTTTAAAAGAAGTGGTGAATTTAGAGGTTCACAATACAAAGGTATTGGTATGGACGAGTTTTATGGAGGGCCTAACTCTGTTTCAAATGTAATTGATAATTCAGGAACAGCGGCTACTAACCCTAATTTTGGAAAACCAAAACATTACACATCTACAATAGAGACAATATTAAAGAAACAAGCGCAGAGTAATAATTCAGAAATGATTACAATGCCTGTACAAGTAAAAAGTGGAAAAGGGTCAACACAATACCGTGTTACCGATCAAAATGGTAATATGGTAGCAACCTTAACCAATGAAGATCAGGCAAGACAACTGCTGGTATCAAATCCAAATTACAGAATTCAACCTATCGCCATACCTAACAAAAAAGACATGGAGCCAGTTTTTGCTATTAAAATTACTCCTGAAATGCTAGAACCATATAAGACACACAAAGCACAAGGTGGACTTGTCGAGCATATTGATATATTTGAGGTAGCATAATGGCCGTAGACAGAAGAATTACAGGAGAACCAACAGAAATTGAAACAGAATCTATTACGATAGAAACACCCGAAGATGAATTAAACGTAGAAAACATTGAAATGACAGAAGATGGAGGAGCGTTAATTAATCCAATTGATGAACAGATGGAGGTAGAATTTGATTCTAACTTAGCCGAATATATTGATGAAAAAGACTTGCAAAATATTTCATCTGATTTGATTGGTGAGTATAAAGAAGATAGTTCCTCTCGAGAAGAGTGGTATGATGCTTACGCAAAAGGATTAAAACTGCTTGGATTTAAATATGAAGATAGATCACAACCTTTTCAAGGAGCAAGCGGTGTAACGCATCCTTTATTATCAGAGACTGTTACACAGTTTCAAGCGCAAGCATATAAAGAATTATTACCTGCTAATGGCCCTGTAAGAACACAACTTATTGGCAAAGCAGATCCTCAAAAAGAACAACAAGCACAGCGCGTGCAGGACTTCATGAATTATCAAATCATGCATGTTATGGAAGATTTTGATCCTGACTTGGATCAAATGTTATTTTACTTACCTTTATCAGGCTCTAGTTTTAAAAAGGTATACTATGATTCTACAATGGGAAGAGCTGTATCAAAGTTTATCCCCAGTGAAGAATTAATTGTTCCTTACACAGCAACTGATTTAGCTACAGCGGAACGTGTTACACATGTTTTAAAAAGAACAGAAAATGATATTCGTAAACTACAAGTAACGGGTTTTTATCGTGATGTAGACTTAGAAGAATATAGCGATCCTGATACGAGCAATATTCAAACTGAAGTTAACAGAATGGACGGTGTAAAAGAAACTGGTAGTGGTTATAAAAATGATCAATATACTTTACTAGAAATACACTGTGATTTAGATTTACCGAGTTTCGAAGATCCCGATGGAATTAAACTTCCTTATATTGTTACTATTGATGAAGGCTCTGGCAATATTTTATCGGTGTACAGAAACTATGATGAAAAAGATTCTTTAAAAAAGAAAAAACAATATTTTGTTCATTACAAATTTTTACCTGGTTTAGGTTTTTATGGTTATGGGTTAATTCACATGCTTGGTGGTTTATCAAGAACAGCAACAGCAGCTCTTCGACAACTACTTGATGCAGGCACGTTAGCAAATTTACCAGCAGGATTTAAAGCAAGAGGATTACGTATAGCAGATGATGATTCTCCTATACAACCTGGTGAGTTTAGAGATGTAGATGCACCTAGTGGAGACTTACGAGCAGGACTTATGCCTTTACCTTACAAAGGGGCGGATCAAACTTTATTTCAATTACTAGGATTTGTTGTACAAGCAGGGCAACGTTTTGCTTCTATCGCTGATCAAAAAATTGGGGATAGTGTAGCAGCAAATGCACCTGTAGGAACAACAATGGCGTTGATCGAAAGAGGATCAAGAGTCATGAGTGCAATACATAAAAGATTACACTATGCACAAAAAACAGAATTTAATTTATTAGCAAAAGTATTTAAAGAATTTTTACCTCCTCAGTATCCATACACATTAAATGATAATGCTGTACCAAGTATTAAAACATCTGATTTCGATGAACGTGTTGACATCATGCCAGTGTCTGATCCGAACATATTTTCTATGTCTCAACGTGTAACGTTGGCACAAACACAATTACAAATGGCACAATCAGATCCTAAGTCTCATAACCTATATGAAGCATATAAAAGAATGTATCAATCACTTGGTGTTAAAGATATTGATGCTATTTTACCACCACCAAAAACACCAGCTCCAAAAGACCCTGGTTTAGAAAATTCTGATGCTTTACTTGGACAAAAATTAGTTCCGTTTAGAAATCAAGATCATCAAGCGCATATTGATGCTCACAGAACATTTATGTCTTCTATGTTGGTACGCTCAAATCCTCAAGCAACCATTTTATTACAAGCACATGTCATGGAACATGTTTCTTTATTAGCAAGAGAACAAGTTGAAGCTGAAAATCAACCTTTAATTGAACAAGAAGCAGCAAAATTTGGCGGGCAGCTTCCACCAGATCTTCAAGCACAGTTTCAAGAAGAGATTGAACGTCAAGTTGCTACTAAAGTTACTGAATATATTGAAGAAATGTTTGTTGAAGAGCAACAAGCTATGGAAGGTCAAGGTCAAGACCCTCTTGTTGGATTAAAACAGCAAGAATTACAGCTAAAATCACAAGATATTCAACGAAAAGCACAAAATGATCAACAAAAACTTGATTTAGAGGGTGCAAAACTCGATCAAAGTGCAAAAATAGCACAAGATAAGATAGATTCTAACGAAGATATTGCACAATTACGTGCAAATGTTAATCTAGAAAAACAAAATGACAAGCGCAACAGTTAGATTACAAGAATATTTTACTGAGTTAATGACTTTTGCTGATACAGGTGTAACAAGTCAAGAAGACCAGATACTTTTAGCGGGTGCAATGATGGGTGTAGCAAAAATGCTATATCATAACAATCTTACCGAGCAAGAATATGATAATATTTTAAATCATAACGCAAGAGACTTGCTAAATCTTTTAAAACCAACTATACATTAAGTATTATGCCAAAAAAGAAAACAAAAGAAGAGTTTTTAAAAGAGTACAGCGGTAAACAAAATCCTATACCAAATATTTTTTCAAAAAAGAAACAAAAACAAGGAGCTTCGCAAGGAAAGCCTTTTAAAAAAAAGAAAAAAGGTAAGTACGGTGGAGACATTCCAGCAAGAAAAGAAGTGCCTGGAAATCCACACGGTGTAACAAAAAAAGATCAAGAAGGTAATATAATATTAATGGCAAAGGACGGTGGTTCGGCATCCAAGTTTCCTGATCTATCAGGTGATGGCAAAGTTACACAAAAAGATATTCTTATGGGCAAAGGAGTTGTTAAAGCTGCCAAAGGTGGTTTAGCGGGTAGACTAGCTACACGCGGTTATGGAAAGGCAAGAAAATGAAATTTAAAAATGCAAAAATGACTACTGTCTCTGCAAAAAATCCTTTTCCAACAATGAAAGTTGGATCAGATGCAGCAATGACTTTTCCCTCTTTTGTTGTGAAAAACAACAAAGGTTCGGGCCCAAAAGGTCAGACAAGTAATGCGCAGATTAAAAAAGTAGCTTTTAAAGGCGTAAAATAGTATAATCCCGACTTTAACAAAGGAGGTTCTATGAACTTACTAAAAGATCTATGGTCACATATTAAAGAGTGGTCAGATTGGAAAATGAAGGACTGGATTAAGGCCGCTATTGTAGCGATCGTTGTTATCTGGATAATTAGCTGGATGACAGGCGGAGCAGCATAGTGCTTAATCTTCTCGGAGGACTATTAGGCGGTAAAGGCGGAGCCTTAAAAACTATCGCAAAAGTTGTCGATGAGATTCATACATCAGAGGAAGAAAAATTAGATAAAAAAATATTGATGCAACGCATTCAACAAAAGCTTGCAGAAAAGCAATTAGATGTTAATGCAAAGGAAGCCAGCCATCGCAGCGTATTCGTTGCTGGCTGGCGACCAGCTATAGGATGGTGCGGAGCCCTAGCTTTATTTTTCGCGTTCATCTTATCTCCCTGTATTGATTGGTATGCAAAATTTTCAGGTATGGATATTGTTCCACCTGCCATAGAAACTGGGCCCCTTCTAGCAATTGTCACTTCAATGCTCGGCGTATCGGGACTCCGTACTTTTGAGAAGGCAAAGGGTCTTACTAAGTGACATACGACGAATTAGCTGGTTCCGTAAAATTATCCGAAGGCTTCAGAGATCACGTATATATAGACACCGAAGGATTTCGCACAATTGGGTGGGGTCATAAAGTAGTACACGAAGATAAATTTGAAGATGGCAAGACTTACACAAAAGAAGAACTACAAGAAGTATTTGATAAAGATTTAAATAAAGCGATAGGTCAAGCAAGGCAGCTCATGGAAGAACATGATGTCACTGATTTGCCTACAACCGCGCAGCATACCATTACCGAAATGGTATATCAGCTTGGAAAATCAGGCGTGTCCAAGTTCCGTAACATGTGGAAATGCCTGCAGGAAAGCAATTTTATTGGTGCGAGCTACGAGATGCTCGACTCGAAATGGAATAAACAAACTCCAAATCGTTGCAAAAAATTAGCTGACCAAATGAAATTATGCGAATAGAAAATTTTTTTACCTATTTTAAAAATCAACTAAAAGATAGACAAGACACTATAAGACAGGTTATATGTAGTGGTGTAAAAGATTGGGACGAATATCGGTATTTGACTGGTAAACTTCGCGGTCTTGAAGAAACTGAACAGGAACTCACGGACCTGCTGAAGAAAACGGAGCTAGAAGATGACGACTAAACCTAAATTGATTGTACCCAAACACGTTTGGGATGGTGCAGAAAAACAAAAAGAAAAAAAAGAATTAGAAAAAGTTCCTCAACCAGTCGGTTGGAGAATAGTTTTGTTTCCTCTTAAATTAAAAGGCAAAACAAAAGGCGGTGTAATTCTTACTGATGAAACAGTAGAGGAATCACAAATAACAACAAACATTTGTAAAGTTTTAAAGACTGGATCTTTATGTTATAAAGATAAAGAGAGATATCCTGATGGTCCCTGGTGCAAAGAGGGTGATTGGGTTATAATAACTCGCTATGCAGGATCTCGAGTAAAGATTGATGGTGGTGAGTTACGTATTATTAACGAAGATGAGATTCTGGCAGTCGTTGATGATCCTAGAGATATATTGCCAGCTAACATAATGTAACATGGAGAATTCTATGCAAGTACAATCACAAAATGACAAAATGGTTCCGATAGATACCTCGGGAGACCCCGTCGAAGTGGAGTTAAAAGAAGAAGATAAACAAGAACAGCAGGAAAATAAACCTGACATTCAAGTAGAAGAAACGGTTCAAGAAGAATCTAAACAAGAAGGTAAAGAAGAAGAACTTGAAGAGTATTCTCAATCTGTAAAAAGACGTATTGATAAACTTACACGTAAGATGCGTGAAGCTGAAAGACGTGAACAAGCTGCAATTGATTATGCAAAAAAAGTTCAAGAGGAGAATAAAAACTTACAAACTGTATCTCAAGTAACATCGAAAGAAAGAGTTGCTTCTGATGAACAGAGTTTACAATCCACAGAACAGCTTTTAAAAACAGCCTACACTCAAGCTGTTAGTGAAGGAGATGTTGAAAAGCAAATGGAAGCTCAACAACGAATAGCTCAATTAGCTATTGAAAAAGAAAGATTGAGTTTACGTAAAAGAAAAGTAGAGCAACAAGAAATTAAAAAGGAACAACCTGTTGAAGAACCTTGGAATAATCAACCACAGGCTCAACCACAGGCTAGACCTGATCCTAAAGCTCAAGATTGGGCTGAAGATAACAAATGGTTTGGAACAGATAAGGCAATGACATATACGGCAATGTCTTTTCATGACGAATTGTTAAACGAAGGATTTGACGCGAGCTCAGAAGAGTACTATACTGAGATTGATCGGAGAATCCGAAAAGAGTTTCCTCATAAATTTGAGGATCAAAGTAAGCCGAGGCAAAAAGTTGCTTCCGCTACTCGAACAACGGCATCAGGCCGCCGCACTGTGAAACTCACACCCTCACAGGTAGCTATTGCAAAAAAACTTGGTGTGCCACTTGAAGAGTACGCAAAACACGTGAAGGAGGCGTAAATGACTGATACAAAAATAAACAAAACCTCACGCAAATTAGAAACCCGTGAAAAGGATGTTCGAAAGAGGGGATGGGTTCCTCCAAGCAACTTAGAAGCACCTGAACCACCTGAAGGTTATCACCATCGGTGGGTAAGAGCTGAATATCGTGGTATGCAAGATGAAAAAAATATCATCGGTAGATTACGAAGTGGATATGAATTTGTAAATGCAGATGAATATCCCGATAGAGCGGATTTACCTGCTATCGCTGACGGCAAATACAAAGGTGTAATAGGGATCGGTGGATTATTACTAATGCGTTGTCCTGTTGAAGTTAAAGAAGACAGAAATTCTTATTTCAGAAACTTAACGGATTCAAAGACACAGGCAGTAGAAAATGATCTCCATAAAGAAGAGCATCCAGCTATGCCAATCCATCAGGAAAGGCAAAGCAGAGTAACATTTGGAGGCAATAAGAAATCTTAATGAGTAAGATCATTTATGTCTCTGAAAAATTTAGGAGACTACTATGGCTAACATAGATCAAGCTTTCGGTCTTAGACCAATAGCTAAAGTTGGTTCTGCCCCTGGTGGAACAACTGGTACGACTAAATACTCTATTACAAGTGGCGCAAGCGCATTATTTACAGGAGACCCCGTTAAGCCAAAGGCTGACGGATCAATTGAGGTAGCAACTGCTGGCGACCCTATTAGAGGTATTTTTTTAGGATGTTTCTACACAGATCCATCCACAGGCAAACCTAGATATAACAACACTTTCCCCAACGGTACGGCGGCAAGTGATGCTATAGCTTTTGTTGCTGATGATCCTGACCAATTATATATTGCTCAGCAAGATTCAGTTGCAAGCAATCTAGTAGCAGCTGACTTAAACCAAAACTGTGATCTAGTTTTTGGTGCTGGTTCTACCACTTCGGGTATTTCTGGTGTAGAAATTGATTCAAGTTCTAAAAATACTACTGCAGCACTTCAGGTGAAGTTGATTGATTTTTATGACACACCGAGTAATGACGCTACGGCTAATAACTCTGTTCTTGTTATAAAACTTAACAATTCTGATATGAACGGTGGTACTGGAACTGCAGGCGTATAGGAGTAGATTATGGCGATTAATAGAGCGCAACTCGCGAAAGAGCTAGAACCTGGTCTAAACGCCTTGTTCGGTATGGAGTATTCTCGTTATGAAAACGAGCATGCTGAAATTTTTGACCAAGAAACAAGTGACAGAGCTTTTGAAGAAGAAGTAATGTTAGTTGGCTTCGGTGAAGCTGCAGTCAAGCAGGAAGGTTCTGCTGTACAATTTGATACAGCTCAAGAATCTTTCACTGCTAGATATTCTCATGAAACTGTTGCATTAGCATTCAGTTTGACTGAGGAAGCAGTCGAAGACAACTTGTACGATACTTTATCGGCTCGTTACACAAAATCTTTGGCACGTTCAATGGCGTATACAAAGCAAGTAAAAGCAGCGAACATTTTAAATAATGCATTCGCAACTGCTGGTGGCGATGGTGTTTCATTAGTAAACACTGCTCACCCAACTGCTTTAGGTGGCACATTCTCAAACAGAAATGCTACTGATGCTGACTTGAATGAAACCTCATTAGAGCAAGCAATGATTGATATTGCAGGCTTTATCGATGAAAGAGGGCTAAAAGTTGCAATGCAGGGAAGAAAACTAATCATCCCAGTAAACATTCAATTTGTAGCTGATAGAATTTTAAATTCTACTCTAAGAGTTGGTACTGCTGACAATGACATTAATGCAATGAGAAACATGGGTATGCTACCTGATGGATACGTGGTTAACCACTACCTATCAGACACTGATGCATACTTCATTAAAACTGATGCTCCTAATGGATTTAAACACTTCGTAAGAGCTGCCCTTGCTACTGGCATGGAAGGTGATTTCGACACAGGAAACATGAGATACAAAGCAAGAGAGAGATACAGCTTTGGTTTCTCAGATCCTAGATGTGTATACGGATCTCAAGGTTCATAAGAATTAACTAAATCTTTCTTAGGTGAAGAAGGCGCTTGTAAGAGCGCCTTTTTTATTTTACAATACTTATCCCAAGACTTAACAAGACAACTATAAGGAGGTTGACATGGGAACAACGACATTTTCAGGTCCTATTAAAGCAGGATCTATAAAAGATACGAGCGGCAATACAGTAGGTTCTGATGTTGCAAATACAGGTTTTGCATTAATGGCTCAATCAGCAGTGATAGACATTATTGGCGCTACCAACACAGCTACAGTAGGTACAATTCCTGCGAATTCACAGATTGTAGATGTAATTTTAAACGTTACAACTGTAGCTAATGATTCTGGAACTGCTACTGTTCAAGTTGGACATTCAGGTGATACTGATGAGTATTTACCAGCAACGAATGTTAAAGCTTTAGGTACAACTAGAGGCACAATCCAAACTGATGGTACTGACATTGGAACAACTGATCAACAAGTTACTGCAACTTATACAGCAGCTAACGCTGATGGTACAACAGGTGCTGCTACAGTTACTGTTCTTTACATTCAGAATAATAACTTAGCATAATGTTCGGTCTTAAAAATAAAGAACTAACTTCGAGCGGACAAGTTACGACTAAAGTCTCTGCGGGCACTAACACTCTTAGTGCCCCCGCTAGAGTTCTACAGTTAAGCATTAGATGCGGTGCAACTTTAGGAAGAGTGGATCTAAGAGATAACGGTTCAGGTGGAACTGTTAAATACACAGTTCCTACTCCTGCAATCGGCGCTGGTGAAGATGAAGTAATGACGATTAGTTTTCCAGATTTAGGTATTAAATTTGATACAGATCTTTACGTTTTCTTTAACCAAGCAACGCACGTAGAAGTTTTGTACGCATAAGATGGCTAGGCTTGTCACATCAATTTCTAAATTAGGATCCTCTGAGCCATTTGAACTTCAGGTGGCTCAGGGACAAATCGCTTATCACAAACAGATTTACAAGTTTGGACAAAATTCAGTCGTTGGAAATAGTGTAGAAACTATTTGGCAACAAGGTGGTTTATATTCTTATCCACCAAGTGCAACTACAATGACGGTATCTAGTTCTAATACAAATGATACATCAGCAGGAACAGGTGCACGGACAGTTTTAATTTCTGGATTGGACGGAGATTATAATGAAATATCTGAAACTATAACACTAAATGGTCAAACAGCTGTTACTACTACTAATTCATTTTTACGAGTAAACAGAGGAATAGTTTTAACCGCAGGAAGTGGCGGGGCAAACGCAGGAATTATTTATGTAGGAACAGGAACAGTGACTACAGGTGTACCTGCCAATATTTATACAACAATTAATGGAGATGGTACAAACCAAAGTCTTCAAGCATTTTGGACAGTACCCGCAAACTATAACGCTTATATTTATCAAACAAATATCTCAACAGGAAATAGTTCAAATACTCCTGCTGTTTTAAACACTTTGTTAGTGGCAAGACCACATGGTGGAGTATTTAACACAAAAGAAGTAATTGTAATAACAGATGGCAATCATCTACAAGACTATAGTTTCCCCATTACGTTAACAGAAAAAACAGATATTGAATTTAGAGCAGAGTCAAGTTCAGCATCTGTAAACTTTAATGTATCTGCGTCTATGAATATTTTATATGTTAGAATGGGAAGCAGTTTATAATGGCTGATAAGCAACCACGTAGAAATAAAAAGAATTTTCGCCCTACTGAAAAAGGGGCGGGAATGACTAAAGCTGGGGTAAAGAAATACAGGGCAATGAACCCTGGTTCTAAATTAAAAACAGCAGTTACAGGTAAAGTTAAAAAAGGATCTAAAGCTGCTAAAAGAA